ACACGAGCCTTGGTTTTCCCTCCAAGTCCCAAGCCCTCACAACGCACCAAGCGTGGAAGCCCCCCGCCTCTTGGATGTCGCAACTCATAATCAGCTTATCCCCCATCCGAACCTCACCCATTTTATAAGCACCGGGGACGATCTGCATCTTTTCTGATTCGTGTTCCATCCAAGGCTCGGCTAGGACTCGGTTCACAAAGTCTTGGAGGCCGATAATCCCGCTGTGCTTATCTTGCAGGAACTTGACCGCCAAGCTCCCGAATGTTACCCACGGAGCGTATAGGCCGTTGAGGTGATACGAGCGTCTGGCTGGTTCGCCCTTGGGATTGGTTGCCCTCCACTCCCCCTCTCGGAGCATCTTGGTTTTCTGGCCGTCTTGAATCTTGCCCTTGCACCCTTCACACTCGTAGTAGGTGGAGCTTTTGACTAGGGCGTAATCATAAACGCCATCTTCTATCTTGGCCGATTCATCCCACTTCACTTGTCCCCAGATTAGTTTTTGTTTTAATCCACAATGCGGGCAAGGCACAAAATAAAAGCGCATATCGCCCTTCTGCCATTCAGCCCAAATTATTGAGTCGGCAGTTGTCGGGGTGCTAGTCGCTATGATTAAATGATTGGGGTAGGTGCTTACTCGTGCTTCCGCTAACTGCACCGGATTGGCTTCCCTCCCCGACCCCGCTTGCTCTGGGAACTTGTCCACCTCATCCATACAGAGCAAGGCAATCGAGCGACTAGAAAGAGCCGAGGCACTTGTTCCCGCCCACCACACCGAGCATCGCTTAAAATGTTGCTCTAGGATTTTGATCTTGTCGGTGTTGTCGGGCTTTTCTTTGGCTAGGGCTGGGCAATCGTCCACCATCGGAAGCCAGCGGGTTTCTGTAAATGATCGAGCAAGATGTTCCGAAGGCATCACCCACAAGACTGGACAAGGGCGTTCTGCGATTCGATAGGCTAGGCCAGCGAGAATCGTTGTAGTCTTTGAGGTCTGCGCTCCCCATACCAACACCACCCTCCGAATCGAATCATCGCCAAAAGCCTCTAGGGGTTCTCGGACATAGGGTGTGAGGGTTGTTGAATAAGCACCGGGTATGTTTGTCACCCTTGCCGAGAGCGTGAGGTTTTTCTCTGCCCATTCTGGGATTGATAGTTGTTCTCTTGGCTCAAAGAAACTTCGGCTGAACGCCCCGATGTTCATCTCTTAACTAGATAATCTTTCGCATACGCCCAAGCTGGGTTCATGTGAATCCTAATATGGCACTCAAAGCATACCGCCAAGAAAAACTCTACCTCGTTGAGCCTATCCCCAAACCTCCCTCGCCTATGGTGAACTTGGCTCGCCATCTTGCTCTGGCAAACTTGGCAGACTGGCGTGTTGCCTAGAAACTTCTCTCGCACATCAGAATAAACCTCGTTTTGCTTTCGTCTCTTGGGAGATACTCGGCGCAGTTTCCCGCCTCGCTTGAGTGGGGTCTTGCGTTTTAGGGGGGAGCGTTTCATCGGTCAAAGAATGGAACATCGTGGGCACATAAATCCCTAAACTCTGGTATCTGCATAAGGGTTTTGTGAAGTGCGACTGGGTCTGCTTTGTCCCTAACAACTGCGTGATGAAAGTGAACCATCCAGTATCTTCCCACTCCTTGCCGTGTCTTTGGGTAGTTTTTGAAGCAACATCCTACACACATAGAAAACCCATATTTGCTTTCAAAGTTTTTGAGTTGTCCTTTGGCGGGAATAAAAAGCGTTGAGTAGCTAGAGTTCCGGCAGTAGGCCAAGGCTATTCTTGTTGGCTTCGTTGTTTTCATTCGTCAAAGTATGGCAGAATCAATCCTAGCAGGCCGAGGGTGGCGATAATAATGAGGAAGCACTCGTTCACTTAAAAGCCCCTTCTGCTTTCTGGATGGTGACAAAGATTTGATTGATTCCGTCTTGAATGGCTTGCTTGGCGCATTCTGGGTCTGATGGGTTTGCTCTGGCCGCTAGGCTCGAAGGAAGGGCATCCAGAAGCGATCTGATTGCTCCGTGCCATTTCGTTATCCATTCCTGCACTTCCCCCATCCGAACTGTGACTCGGCTCACTTCTTCCCATCGAGCGTGTTCCATTTCTGCTTCTGCGACTCGCTTTTTTGCTTCGCCCCATCCTTGCACTGCCGCCCTCATAGCGACTGGGTTTCTTTCCTTTGCTGACTGCACTACTAATGAGTATGCAACTAGCTCTGCCTTCTTCCCGCGAATCAATCTGCCAAGCGGAGTCTCCGATCTTTGTGATTCTGCATCCAAGGTTGCTGATGTCTCTGATGAGCTTGTCGATTGTGATAAGATCGCCCTTCCCCTCCCCGGTCTTTTTTGATTTGCCAGTTTCCATTTCTCCGCCTCCGATATGCTTGTAATTGGCATGCCGTTTTTGACCATAGTACATACTCTTGCACGACTGATTCCCCATTTTTCGGCAATCTCTTTCTGTGTGAGCATATTGATTATTTTCTGATAAGGGCAAGGCCATAATTATTGTTTTTGTCTTGTAGTTTAATATGAGGCTTTTTAATTAGTTTATTGTTCTTAAAGGGCTTGTAATCTACAACATGTTGCCATCTTCCCCACTTCCATTTTATACTTGTAACATCTGGGTGTTGTCTTTGCAGGGATTTTGCCATTTCTAGCCTTCCGTCAAACCCTCCTTCTTTTTTATATAATATATCAGTATTTCCCCCCTTCATTGTCATCGTAGTTGTTTTTTTACATACAAATGCTTGAATCAATATGGTACACCATTTTGCCTTTAATGCTCTTAATGATAAATCTGTGTCTTCATTATATTTCCCACGCCATCTAAACGGAATATCGTTTCTTATTAAAATACAAGAGTAGATTCTTGTGTTTATCTGGAATGGCTTTGCTTTTTGACTGGCCGGAACAAACATTTCATATTGTAATCCGCCTAATGCAACATTCTTATATCTTAAAACAAAATCTTCTGTTACCTTAAAACATACTCCATTTAATAATTTGGTTTTTTTATTTAGATGTATTCTAGCAAACCAAGCAATATTATCATCTAATATCCAATGCCAGCCGTGTCCCTCCTTAATCGAGTGTTCCCACACCCAATTCCTTGCTGGTATTGAGCCCTGTCCTAAATTGCTAAATGGAAGAACAAGAATCTTTTTAGTGTTTATGACCGAGGCATACGAATCATATTCTTGTGGCTCAATAACGATTCTATAATTTACATTAATTTCTTCTAGCGCTTTTGATGTAAGACGGCTTTCCCATCTTCCCTTTGAAATAATATAAATTGGAAATTGTGGGTCATTCTTTTGTATCATAAACAAAGTTTCTATTCATCTGGTCTTGATCTCTTTTGGGATGCCATATAGATATAGTTTCTATATTTAGCTTCTGATCTATAAGTATCGCAAAACTCTTGTAATCCTCTTCATTTAGAAATTTTACCTTGATTTCCTTAAATGCATTCTGATCTTCTTGCTGAAACTCTGGCATTTCCTTCCATTCCTCATCTACATTAACTTGATCTTGAAAGGCCACCATAATCTGCTCTATTTCGCTTGAGCTAAATCCGGTAATGTCTAGGTCGATATCACCGGTGTCTATTTCTTCTATTAGGTCTTTTAATAGTGTCATATCAAATTCGCCTGATAGCTTATTAAGGGCAATATTTGCGGCTTTTTCTTTTTTCTCATCTAAGTCTATTGCCCAAACCTCTACTTCTGTTTTGCCCATTGCTTGATAAACCTTAAGCCGCTGGTGTCCTCCAATGACATTTCCGGTTCGGGAGTTCCAAGTAATCGGCTGAATATTGCCAAACTCTGCTAGGCTCTTGGTCAGTCGCCCCATAGCCTCGTCAGAAACCCTCCTTGGGTTATATTTTGCTGGCGTTATTTCACTAATCTTCTTTACTAGCAGGCAAGGATATTTCATGTTCCCAATGTCTCCACTGTTTCCCATCCACTATTAGTTCTTTTAACGATTCTGCATTGTGGGAATTTATATGCAGAATGTCTTGCGAATTCTAAATTTTTGTAAATTTTAGGCAATTCTTTCCAGCACATAAATTTAGAAACCTGTATTTTGTAAAATACTTTTTCTTGTGTCTTTGATGGCAATTCTTCTAATAACATTAGTTTGTCCTGTAAATGTAAAATCCGCTTTCCTGATTCTCGTTGCCATCATAAGACGAAAGGAAGTGGCCTCGACCATCCGCAGAGATTGCTTCCTCTACGAATCCGTCAAGACCTCCATCCGTCTTTTCTATTAGGGCAAGGATTGCATCATTTGCACCCTCGCACTTCTTCGACTGCATAGTTTCTAGTGCTTCTGCAATTTCTTGAGGCAAATCACAATAGTCACATATAAAGCTAGAGCGAAAAGCCCAAGCCGAATCTTTAATATATTGCCTACAAGCTTCATCTGCTTCGCTATCTGTCCCAACTGCATATTCTCGGAGGCCAACAGAGAAAATTTCTAGGCCATAATGATCGTGAATTTCTTTTTCTACATCACTTGGGTCACACTCTGCAAAGTTTGCGAGAGCTTCGATTGCATTTGTTGCTTGTAATTTATTTAGTGTTTTTATTGGTTGGTTCATTTCTTATTTCTAAATTGTTTTTTGTATATGTAAACACTTTTTTGTGTATTTTATTAAGCCACAATTATTAACATAATGTTTGCTAGGTTAATTCGCACAAAATGATCGCGGTGGGAACC